TTTATACTAAATCGAGCCTCTTTGTCATGATTTATTCCATTCACTTGTATACCCATTTTGTTCTCCTATGGCTCGGCAAGCCTCGCCAGATTTATTGATAAATTATATTTTTAAATACTTTTTTAAGGATGTTTTAACCCTTTTACTAGAGTCCTAGTAAATTTACGATCTGAGGGCTTTTGCAACTCAGCGGTTAATTCGTATTCGTATCGAATCTCTAATCTATCCCTTAGCAGAAACCGATCTGCTTCGGGGGCTATGCTCTGGAGGGTCAACCACGCTCTGACGTTTAATCTAAAGAGTCCGTCAGCCACTAGCCCGAATACTTTTGTACCTTAAAATATTAAACCTACAAAGTAAACTTAAAAGTCTACTTATAACCAAACGCTATAAAAGCATCAATCGTTATACCCAAAGCAGAGCATAACGACTGTATGGTATGCACTTTGAGGTTACTGCTTTTGCGCCATCTTAATACCTGCTGGGGTGATGTGTTAGCTAGTTTTGCAAGTTGACGGCTATTTATGCCTTGGCTTTTTTGTGCATTTCTCAGGCATTTGCCGGTGTCGATTAATTCCATGATTTAAGACCTTGTGTTATATTTATTTGGCGGGTTCCCCCGATCCGCAACCTCCTATGGTTTCCCCCCGAAAGCAATTGTGCCGTAGGGGGGTTTTTTACCTTAGAACGGTATATCTTCATCCAACTCTTCAATGCTCATGTTAGCCACGTTAGTTACTGGGGCGGCTGTTTGGCCGTCAGTAAAAAACACCTTTACGTTACCAAGAATAGGCGTTTGTACCTGCGCTTCACGCTCTTCTTTGGTGGTGGACTGACTGATAAAGCCATTATTTTCGTACTGATCCTGCTGTTCAGTATCCACGAATGTAGTTAGGTCAAGGTAAGTACCTTTTGCACCCTTATACAAGCGTGACTTATCAATCTTGGTGACATCAATTCTTACAGATAATCCTACTTTCATTTTAACTTCTCCACTTGGTTTAGTATTTCAGCCACAGCCTTTTCGACTTCAATGGCTAGTTTTGCGATATAGTCATCATCGCGCTCAACCCGCACTAGGACATGCGGCATTTCTGGGTGGTAGGCAAAGAAGTCCCACCAATCTCTTTTGGTAATCCACATACAGCCTTGGATTTGTTGCCAGTATTTCTTAACGCCTACTTGCGGTTCTCTAAGATAGCTAACCATCGTTTTGGGGGCTGGGCATTTTATCTCTAAGCCGCCCTGATCCAGTATTAACCCATCAGGCGAACAGCCAAACTCAAAGCTAGTATCAAGAATAAAGCCAGTTTCGATTACATCATTGCCAGAGATAAACTCGTATGCCTCTCTAGCGTCTGGCTCTAACGCTGTGCCACGCTCCATCCACTCGGTGACATGAAATGGCTCAGATTGCCCTGTAAGGCGTTCCGCGATTAACTCATTGATGTACCCATCAGCAGATGAAGATGGCTTCCCAGTTTGCGTAATTAGCTTATTAAACATACTGGCAGATGGCTTACCCAATCGTGCGGCAAGCCATTCTGGTGAACCCTGCTCATGGTCTAAGATAATCACTTCTTAGCCTCTAGCGCGGCAACAGCGCGGTCATAATGTACAGCTAGAACTTGATCAATAGACTTAACCTTTAGCCACTTACAAAACTTGGCTTCATCGCTTGCGGTGTCATCAAGAAGTTTCTTGATAGAAATTACTTCATCTTCAGTAATTTTCTTCTTGTCATCACCGCGAAGCATTGCAGATTCTGCATCATCGTCAGCAGTTGGGATGCCTGCGATAGACTGTAAAGCGTACCGTCTTGCGTACGTTATGGCCGACCCTGATGCTTGCGGGTCTTTCTTGACCGTAGGCAGGGTGTATTCCATTTCCAGCCATTGCCCAGATATGTGCATCAGGCGGGTGGATACACCGACACCATTCTCATTGCTTACTGGGAACTGGGTATAGCTTAGGCCGTTATCAGCAAAGGGTTGCTTGATTGCCTTAATGACTGACGTTAGATCAGCGTAGCTAGATTTAAAGAAAGGGTTGGCACTGTCTTTAACAGCACCCCCCATCTGACCCTGCGCCTTACATAGTGCGCTGGCTAACTCATTGATTGACTCACTTGATTTCATTTTTGACCTCCTACAGTCTGTTCTTTTGCATACTGCTCACCATATCCAACATAGTAAGCCTCTGATTGCCCCTCTAGGGCTTGATAACCTGTAACGCAGTCGTACTCACCGCGCTCCAGATCGTTAAGATCATTGATTCCCATTATTTCCCCCTAATTATTTAAAATTATGCGCGTAGTTAATATAAAGCCTTAAAATTCCACGATGATATTGCTCCAGAAACTGAAAGGCTTTGTAAAATTCGGGTGAATGCTGAAGCGCATCAAGGGTTTCGTAAAAACTCCAGTGGCACATAGTATCCAATGCTTCTGAGAGCAATCTTTGTCTATATACCCTGTACTCCTGCATATTATCTTTAACATATTTTTGTGTAGTCATGCTTGCCTCCTACAGCAAATGCCCCCGAAGGGGCGGTTAGATTATTTCCAGTTATCTTCTTCTTTCTTTTCCATCAGTATTTCTACTGCATCTCTTCTGCATGAGTTGCGATCTTCGTAAAACCCTGACTCTATAAGCTGTCCTGCCCACTTATGCTCTGCCCAGAAGTAACCAACGCTGTCTTTAGTGATGCTGATGTCTGATGTTTTCCAGTAGTTAGTCATTTTGTAACCCTTGTTTTATTGAATATTGATTGCCCCCTTGCGGGGGCGGTTAGATCACTATCTAATTTTAAATACTGCGGCTATATCGCGATAATATGGCTCGTCTTTTAAGTTTTCCTGATCAATAAAGCCCATGACAGAACAGCAAACAAAATAGTCGTATTCTTCAGTTCCTTCTTCATCTTCACAAGTCCAAATATTTTGATACGCTACCTGTATATCTCCCAAAGCATTTTGTGCCGCCTTGCAAGTCTTAGCTTGAATCTCTAGCTTGGCTAGTGCTTCCGTTAAAAGTTCTTCGTAATATCCCATTTTGTTGCCCTTTATTTATTGAATGTAGGTACATTTTATACCCATTTTTGTATAAAGTAAACAATTTTGTTAATTAAAAGACAAAAAAAAGCCCCACACTAGGCAGGGCAATAGGGTCATACATAAACACGTTTCGCAATGTGTACGCATTAAGCGCCAAATAAGTATAGCTAACTTATTCGATATTAGTAACTCCAGATAGCAGGGCAGGGGAATCCATCTTCTTCAGTACACGCATCTAAATGAATAAATCTGCCGCCACCTTTCTGCTGTATCCCTATTCTTTGTATACCATGCTTTTGAGCCACTCTAACGATCTCTAGCGCCTTTTCTCCACTGGCAAGTATATCAACCGCCTTGCCAGTGGTATGCGCTCCTAGCGCCTTTTTACGGGCTTCTATGGGGTGCTGTGGCGACCTGTAAGCAGAAGATAGGGCAAAGCTAAAGCCGCACTCATGGCGAATAGCGTTTAGCGTCTCAAGAAAGTCTTTGTCGAATCCTTCTTCGCCAGTGGCCTTGCACTTCAACTCTTTGGGCTTGAAATAATTTAGCTTTTCTTTCTTAGCATCTTCTGGCATTTTTATTTCCTCATATTCATTAGTTTGCTTGCGCCTTTGATACCGAAGCTGGAACTGATAGCTATGAAGAGTAAGTATTGATACCACTCAGGCAAATCATTCAGTGCGGCGAACGCTTGTTCAACTCTATGTATTACCGACATATCATTTACTATTATTGCATACCCCACCATGAATATGGGGATCGCTAAAATACAAGTCCAGAATTCGTCTTTCCAAGAGTTCGCAGAAGCATCTACCATCTTCGCTTCCCAGTCAGCGTCATTCTGAATTACATTCATCTTGGCTTCATGCTTGGCCTTAGACTGCTCGGCTTTGTTCTTCAAGAACCCGCCAGCAAGATCGGCAATAGGTGCTAGTAGTAGCTTCAGCATCAGTACAACCTTTCAATTAGAAATAAACCAATAATCAATGGGTACATACCCCATAGCATCATTTCAGATTTCTTGAATCTCTCAGAGCCATCGTCTAGCCGTTTTTCTATGTTTGCCATTCGCACAGCGCACTCGCGTTCGTGAGCTTCTAGCTTTAGAAGTGCTTCTTTAACTGTTGCCACCAATGGCTCCTAATATTAATGCGAATACAAAATACACGGCATAGCCAAGTATAGCTATCCCAGTGATCTGGATGCTATTCCAGAAGAATGCCTTACGCTTTCGTTCTTGGAGATAGATTGTCTTTTCTCTTTGGGTAGCGATAGACCTGCGTAACTGAACTAACTCGTTGTAGCCTTCTTTCCCATAGGTATACATAAGCAACTCCCTAAGTTCGCGCTCCATCTGCTGAGTTCGCTTATTGCGAGCGTATGTATTCATCGCTTCTTCGTTAACAGACTTCGATGAAATAATC